CATGATCGCGTAGCCGTACATCCCTGAGATGCGATATAGGCCCTCACTTGATCCAACCTCAGCCATAGAAGCTCACCTCCTTCTTAGCTCACGTTATGTACACGGTGTTGTAAATCTGCTCGACCGAGCGGCCGAACGCGATCCCGTACACCACCGCGATGAACTCGTCGTCGTCAGTCGGCGGCGGGATCGGGTCAACACCGACGGTGAACCCGTCCTGGATGACGCCGAGCCCGGCGCGAGCGTCCATCACCTGGTGCCCGTAGCCGACAACCATCGCTCTGGTCTGGTCGTTGACCTGCAACAGGCCGATGGCCGAAGCGGTCGCCCAGTCGGTGATGTCCGTCTCGATCCCCTGCATCGTGCGCACGAACTTCGGGTTGCGGTAGATCAGGTACGGCTTGGAGTCATCGCCGCCAACGTAGGTCGTCAGGCCCTTCTCGACACGGATCGGGGAGGCGGCGTTGGAGTCCATCCCGAACACGACCACGCCACCGTCGAAGCACAGCGACACGTCGGAGTCCGAAGGCAGCACCCCGGCGGTCGTGCCCTGCATGCGGGCGAACGTGAGGCTCATCGACTCGCCGCGAGCAGCGAGGATTCCAGCGATGCGCGGCGCGAGCTGCGAGGTTGAAAGCTCGCCGAGCTGGTCGTCTACCAACGACCCGACGCCCAGGTTGACGATGTTCTCCCCGCCGCCGTCGCCCGGCAGCCCCGACATTGCGGTGGAGCGGTCGATGGCGGAGGTTGCGGTGTCGGTCAGGTCGCCGCCGACCACGGTCATAAACCGCTTGCCGGTGGTGTTCAGCGACTGGCTCCACGTCTGCACTGACGCCAGGATCGAGGAGTCCGTCAGGTCGAACGGGGCGAACAGCGAGAAGCGCGCGGCGCTCAGCGCGTCGAGCGTGTCCATCCAGTCGGCGGGCAGCAGCGTCGCGCCGTCGTCACCACCGGCGAACGGCTGGATCTGGCTAGGGGTCGTGGTGTCCAGCGCGGTGCCGTCTGTCGTCACCTCGGCCGTGACCCACTTCGAGGTCTGGTTGATCTGATCGACCATCGTCTGGATCGGCGTGGTGCCCGAAGCGTCGGCGGTGTGCTGTTCGATGATCGTGCCGTTCAGGGTGATCAGCACGTCGGTGCTCGTGATCACGCTGGAGACGCGCACCCGCACCCCGAGGTTGTCGCTGTAGGACCCGTCGTACAGCGCCGTCAGCTTCATCGCAGCAGCCGAAGACGAGTTGTCGAGGTCGATGGTGCCCGCTGCGGCAGACGCCCCGATCATCCGGTAGGCGAGAACCTCGCCAGCGCCACCGCGACCGCCGACACCCTCACCCTTGAAGCACTGCATCACCGCCGCGTAGCCGGGGGTATCGGTGGACGGCCCGAACTTCGATTGGAAGTCCCCGAGCGACAGGCACGGAACGATCTGCTCGGTCGGACCCCAGTCGTGGATGATGGCCAGCGCCACGACCGAGCCGATGTTCGGCGGGATCGTGGTGGTCGGCTGCGCCTCCCAGTTGAAGTACGCGCCTGGCCTGACCGGCCGCGCGTCCTTGGAGAACGAACCAGGCATCCGTTACTCCCCCTTATCCAGTGGCGTCGTGCGCCACTTCTCGATCTCGGCCTTGGCCGCGTCCACGCTCATCATCTCGTCGGGCTCGTGCTCGCGTAGCGCGCCCTTTGCTGTCCACGACGAGCACCCGAGGTACGCGGTCGCGCCCTCGATCAACTGGCTGACCGGCATGTCAGGCAGGCTCGGTGCGTCCGTCTCAGCCGCCTTGGTGGTCTGCTCCTGCTTGCTTTTGCTGCTACGCGATGACGTGTGCGCAGCTTCCGGCTCTGGTGATTCCGTTGACACCTCGTGTGCTCCTCTCTGTGAACCCCACAGGGCGGGCTGGAGCCGATACTAAGCCGCGCTCAGTCGCCGCTCACAGATGAATCTTCGCGGAGGTGCACGCTCTCCAGGATCGGGGAGTCGGAGATCGTCTCGGCGACCCGCCGCCACGTCAGCCGCACGTCGCACATCACGGTCCACAGCGTGTCCTCGTCCGGGTCCACGAACGGCTGGGTGGAGAGGTCTGAGACGCGCATGAACGCCCTCGGATACCACACGCCCGCATCCCAGTTGCGAACGCGGTAGTAGTTGTATAGCGGCACGCGCATCGCCCGGCCGTCCTCGACTCCGACGCGGAACGCGCGGTACAGGCAGTTCTCGACCCGCTGCGCTTTCAGCAGCGCGTCGTCCGGGCCACGACCCTGCTCCGGGTACGCGGCGACCACGAACGGTTGGATCATGTCCGCGACCCACCGCCCGCCGGTCAACGGGTACGTCGTCCCGGCGACCTGCCAGACGCGAGCAAACGGCCTCGCGAACGCGCCCTCCTCGCGGGAGATGCGGACCTCCCAGTCATCGCCGAGCGCGACCGCGACGTAGCGCTTGACGCTGCGCAGCGCGTCCTGGTGCGCACGGCCCGAGTCAAGCGGCGGTGGTGTCGTGGTGCTCAATGCGAGTGCGCTTGCGCGTTGACCGCCAGCGCCTCCATCTCGACCTTGAACAGTTGCAGGTCACCGTCCATGATCGGCCCCAGCTCCGCTTCGGTTTTCGCCGCGCCGTACTCGATCATGTGCGCCGGGGGACTGCCCTGGTGCCACACCTGGCGTGCGTACGCTCTGCGTCCGGACTTCGGGTCGATCCACGAGAGGTACCTGTTCGGGGGGATCGGTTCGATCAGGTACTTGCGGTGCTCGGGCCCCCACAGGCCAGTGCCGTAGTTGACGTACGGCGCGTAGTCCACCTCGGTCCGCACGTGGGTTTCGTAGCGGTCCCCGGTGTTCTCGGTTGGGGTGCGAAGCCAGCTTTCGCGCAGCAGCCCGGTGTGCACCGGCGTGTTCTCCCTAATCCGCTCGTGCAGACGGTTGCCGCCGGTGTCGCACATCCGCTTGGCGGCACGCTCCGCCGGAGCGGAGTCGAACAGATCCGAAAGGTTCGGCCCGATGTACTTCGCGGTGAACTTGACTTGGTCGGCTACGGCTCAGCCCTCTCGAACTGGTGCTCCTCGACCCTGGTGACGGTCGCCATCCACCCGAGCATCTTCTTCTTCTTGCGGATCGGTTCGCCGTCGGACGTGATCTCAAAGATCGCGCGGCCCAGCTCGCGGGAGTTGACCTCCAGCCGGTCGCTGCCGTTGATCGCGAGCGTGTTGCCGTCCTGGTCGCGCAGCCCGCACATGATCGTGCCCGTGCGCGGCACCCGGCGGCGACCACCCTGCGTGTCGTCGGACTCCGGCGCGACGTTGTAGACGAACCGGCACTTGAACCACGGGTCGTGCAGCGTCTCGAACTGGGTGGTGCCCTCCACCCGCACTGGTGTCGGGGTTCGCACGACCCGCCGCGCACGGTCCACGAGACACCCCTGGAACGACACGACTACGCGCCCCAGGTGTTCGCGTCATAGGCTCCTCTGGCCATGCCGACCCCGAAGCTGTACGGGTACAGCCCGTCGTAGTTCGCCCAGTCCGCCTCGGTGACCTCGAACGCGACAGCCCCGGTGCCCTGGATGACGTAGCGCCAGTATTCCTGCATGTCGGGCGTCATCAGCAGCCACATGTCCATGTTCAGCGCGGCGTTCGGGTTGATGTCCGGGATGCCGGTCGTCGCGCCCGTGTAGCGCAGACGGCCGGGCTCCTTGCGCGTCTCGGAGTAGTTGCCTGCGGTGAAGCTCTGGATCGCGTCGTCGTTGAGCGTGTCCACGTAGTCCTCTTGGGACTGCATCGCTTCCTGCTCGACTCGTAGCTGCACCGCGTCCTGGGCGATGGTCACCAGGTTCGGCGGCATCGTGTCGTCAATCGGCCGTCCCGTGATCGCCTGGAGGTAGCCGCACGCACGGGCAATCATCCGCCCCAGATCAACGTCGGTGTACGGGTTGTCGAGCCCGGCGAAGTTCACCCGGCTCCACGACGTGATGTCCGCCACCGTGGGCGGCAACACCGAGGGAGGCGCTATGACGCCCAACGGGCCCTACTCGCTGCTGGAAGAAGCCGCTGCGGTGGTGCGCCGCGACGAGCTGCGCGAGGTCGTCTTCTCGGCTTCCTCGTCCGTCTCGTCCTGGCCCCGGCCCGCTGTGCGAGTCAGGCGCTCGGCAGCCTTCTCCTTGCCCTTCACCACATGAGCGGTCTTGTGGATCTCGCCGTCCTCGTCCTCGGACACGACGACCACGAACGGGCCACGAACGGCGTAGTCAAGGACCGTCGCCTCCGCGTCATCGAGGTAGCTCTGCGCCTCGTCCTCGTCCATCTCGTCGGTCGCTTCCTGGTTCAGCGGCCGGTTGCTCGCAGCGCGAAGCTCCTGGGTGAAGCGCTCCTGGTTGTCCGCGATCATCTGCTCCGCGTTCGGCGCGAATCCGGTGCGGGCCTCAAGCTCCTGACCCGCTGCTTCTGCGTCTGACCCTCTGGGACTCATTGCCGCCTCCATTTCGGGGATACCGCCTGAAGGCTACCCTCGGCCGATGCCAAGATCACAAACGAGCCATCGTGCCCTGCAAGCGGCAGCTCGCCGCCTGCTAGGGCACTCCAGCCGGTATCCGTTGCGTGCGCTTAGGGAACGATTGAGCGGTACGCGCCGCGCGGGTCGATCACCCCGACGCCATAGTCCGACCGGACCTTGAAGTCCACCGAATCCAGCTCGAACTGGTAAGGGTCGGTTCCTGAACCGAGCGCCATCCTGACCATCGGATCGCGCAACATCACCTGAGGCTCTGCTTGACCGTTCAGGAAGCCCACAGCGAACCCTGGCACATCGTTCGGGTCAGCGAACAGATACCAGTCATTGGCGTCGTGGAACCACGGGTCACGCAGCACCCCGTCGGCCGGGAGGATGCCCGCGAGCGGGTTGATCGTGCCCTTGTCCATCACTGCCGAGCCCACGCCGGGCGCTCCCGCCCATTGGACGTTCGTGCCGGTCTGGGTGGAGTTCAGGATGCGCTGGGCGATCATCTGCATCCGCGCGTTCTTGACGACCAGCACCGACGGGGTGACGACAATCTGGTTGCCGTCGTCGTCAATCTGGCCTTCCATGAACGCGAGCGCGTCCGCGAGCGAGTCTTCCGCGAGCGGGGTGACGACCTGGTTGCCACGGGTCGTTGAGTAGAACGGCTGGCCGTCCGGCGCGTTGCCGGGGTTCTCGATCATCGCGATCACGGTCTGGAGAATGAACACCCCGGCGGCGTAGCCCATGTCGGCCGGGTTGCGGTTCAGTAGCTCGTTCGAGTCGTCGTTGATGATTGCCTGGCGGGTGATCTGGTAGACGCCGCCGTACGTGTCCACCGACAGGGTGGCCGGTGGGCGCTCGGTGCGCTTCATCCCTGGGTAGTTGCCGTGGTCACCCACGTACCCGATCCCGAGCAGGCCGTTCAGGCCACGCAGCCGCCGCTGGCGGAAGTCGGGGGCGTTCTCCTGCCGGGTGTACCGCTGGTACTGCGCCTGCGCGCGGCTGTAGCCAGTCCACATCGACTGGCGTACCGGCCCGAACAGGAACGACGCGAAGTCAGCCTTCGAGTCCGCCTCCTGCAAGATCCGCTCGTCGCGCCACTCCTTGTACGCCTCCAGCAGGCGGATCGGCCTGCCGAACTCACCGTATGGGTTGCCGTTCATCGTTGCTCCTTGTTCATGGCCAATCCGAGCCCACTAAGCGCCTGTCGGCGTCAGCCACATCCTCAGGGGGGGCAACCTGGGAGGGTCGAGAAGTCCTGCTCAGCTCTTAGAACGAGTCCTTTGCGTCGAGGTCGATCCGGACGCTGTTTGGCGGGGTGCCACGGTTTCCGCCGACCTCCGTGATTCGGCCGAACTTGACCGTGCCGGTCGCAGCGAGACTGCCGTCGGGGTTGACGTACACCGCCTCGCCCTTCGTGGGGGTCGTCAGCCCGGTTGACGGCACCTGAACGACGCCCTTCGTGATCATGTAGAACGGCTCGTTCGGCTGGATCATCGCCGGGGACTGGAATCCCGCTGTCCACGGCTGTGCTTGCTGCTTGACCGCAACGCCCACGAAGTTGGCGACCGTGCACGGCAATCCGTGCGTGATCGCCGTTGCACCGTTGGTGACGTAGACGCCTGGGCCTGGGCGGTTATACGGCATGTCGTGTGCTCCTTTCCGTTACCCGGTTGGCCTCAGTCGTCCCACGCCGTCGCGGGATCGACTCCTGCTTCCTGGAGGACAGCGCCGTAAAGCGTGCCCTCACCCGGCTTGGGCGGCTCGTCGCCACCTTCGCCCTCGCTGCGCTTCGCGGGAGCACCGACGCCCTGGCCGCGCACCCTGGTCGGGTTCGCTGCCGCCAGCAAATCGTGCTGCTCGCCGATTGCGGTGGCGACGGACTCGGTGAGCTTCTCCGCTGCCTTCTTGGTCACCTTGCCGTCGTCGTCCACGTCGTCCACGATGTCGAGCGCCGGAGTCGGCCCGTCGTCGGTGATCTCGTACAGCGACCGAGTGCCCTTCGCGAACGCCTCCGGGAGCTTCGCCTCGGCGATCTGCCGGTGCGCCGCGTCGCGCATGTCACGCAACGCAAGCTGGCGGTCAGCGTCGGCACGCGCCTCAGCCCGGATCAGCTCGCGCTCGTCGGCGATTGCGGCCTCGACCAGCGTCTTCAGCGACCCCTGGAAGTCCTCACTGTGGAGAGCTTCCTGGAGCGCCTCTGGGGTGACACCCATATCCGTCTCCTCTGTGTTGGCTTCCTGTGTGCTGCTGGCGCTGGACTCCTTGCTGAGCGCCTGCTTGGCCAGCGCGTTCGCTTGCTTGTCCGAGAGCTTCGGGTTGCGCTTCTTCAGCTTCGCGACCATCTCCGCAAGCTCGTCATCGCCGCTGTCGGCAGCGTCCTCGGCCTCGTCGGCAGCGTCGGTCTGCTCTGCCAGCAGGTGCGGGCGAACTTCTTCGACGTAGGCGACGAACTCCTCGTCGGTCATGGACTCCAGCAAACTCATCCCGTCCTCCTTGTAGGCAGCCTCCATCAGTTGGACGACGCGGCCACCAGCACCGGCTTCGGTCACCCAGTCAACGCTTCCGTGATCCTCGATCCCTTCGACCAGCCACGCCCGGCGTCCGTCGCGCATCGTGGGCTGCACGCCGGTGGCGTTCGCGGAGATCGACGCTTCAACCAGCTCGGGGTCGTTTCCAGCAAGCTCGCGGATGAACGGTGTCGGGAGCGACCACCCAACGACAGCGCCTTGCCCGAACCCCTTGGACTCGTCGGGCGGAACAGCCGGGTCCCAGTAGCTCTCCACGATCCTGCCGCCAAGGTCACGAATCGAGCGCGGCAGCCCCTTCGCAGCTTTGCGCGCTTCGGGAGAGAGGTGGTCGATGTACTGCCGCCAGCCGGAGAACTTGTGCGCGTTCTCCTGGAGCATGTCCGCTTCGTAGACGTGACGGCCACGGCCCTTGCCGAGGCACGGGCGCAGGATGTGCAGCGGCACGAGCTTGGAGCGCTCGTCGGCCTCGGTGGAGGTCGCTTCCTCCAGGCTCAGCCCACGGCTCACGAGCCGCTCGACACGCTGCTCGGCCAGCTCGGGTGGGAACTCCACCGTGTCGCGTGAGAGCGCGTACATGCTCTCTCGCAGGACGGTTACGTCAGCAGGGATCTCTGTGGTTTCAGCGAGAGCGCTCATTGACGCGATACTAAGACCCGTTTTCTGCGCTGCCACAGACGGATTTGGGCGCTTCTCAGTGCTGCGGGTACAACCAGTACAGCGCCGTGACGATCCGTTCGCGCCACAGCCACGACAGCCGCTGCTCCTGAAGCACCGCTCGGGCGATGCGATGCCGGTGGCGGTGGAGCAGCTTTTCGCCGTACCAGCCGCCCCCAAACACAAGCCCGTTCCAGAAAATGACCGAGAGCAGAATGTAGAACGGCGTGTCGGTCACCACCGTCCCGCGACTCTACGTCAAACAGCTCGTCTGACGTAGACCGTTGGCCCGCCGCACGCGGGGCATGGCGTCTTCGAGAAGGCGTCGTACGTGTAGTCGCGTGGGCGGATCGACGGTTCAGCCTTGCCGTCGTTGTACTGGGGGTTGTACATGCACGCCGTCTTGTAGACGTGGTTGCAGTGCTTGCAGTCCTGGCGGAACTGGAACCCCTTGCAGGTGCAGTGGATGCCCGTCTCGCCGTGGAAGCTGACGGTGTACGTGTCGCCCTTGGAGCCCTCCACGTCGTAGACGCCGAAGCAGCTCGCGCAATCCTCCATCGTCTCGATGTCGTACATCAGAACGGCTTTTCCTCGGTGGAGTCGGCCGGGAACTGCTCAGCGAACAGGTCCCTAATCCACGCCGTGTTGGGGTTGGGCTCGGACTCCGGCTCGTCGCGTTCGGGCGACTCGTCGCCGATGCTCCACTCGCCGCAGCGCGGGCACGTCGGCTGCTCGTAGTAGCCAGGGTCGATCCTGGTCGCGCGGTGCTCGCCAGCCTGCCAAAGCTCGCCGCAGTTGCCGCACTCGGTGGCGGTGTCCGCCCACTTCTCGTGCTGCGCTTCGACCCAGGCGTCGTAGACATCGTCGCCGTCGCGGGGGTCGTCGTACTCGTCGTAGTAGCTCATTGCGTGCTCCTCGGTCGTGGTCACGCCTTACAGTTTAGCACTAATCGTGCGCTAGCTCAGCCCTCTTGGCGCTCCCGAAAGACCTGCTCGGCCTCGTAATCGCCGCGTGCTGGGTCGTCGTAGGAGACGTGCTCGTGCCCGTACTCGCAGGTCCAGGAGCCGTACTCGTTGAAGGTCACCGCACCGCCGCACTCCACGGTCCGGTACAGGTCCTCGGGGAAGTCCGGCTCGGGGTTGTTGCTCGCCACCTCGATCAGCCAGGTGCAAGTCTCTTGTTCGGTCATCTGGTCCTCCTCGGTCGATGTCGCACCCATGTCGGGCGCACCAACAACTTAGCACACGCTGTGCGCTTGCGCTAGAGGATCGCGACGAGGTCGTTGGCGGTCGGGATCAACCCGTCCTGGGCGAACTCGACGTAGCTCGCGGCAGGCGAGTTGTTCGCGCCGTTGGCGACATCCTTCGTCCCCGAGAAGTACAGCGTCGCCGTGGTCGCCGGGTTCGCCTTCGACGGCTTTCCGCCCGCCCAGACCTCCACCACCAGCTTGTCGGTCGGTTGCAGGCCGGTCACCGCCGCGCCCGCGACCGTGAACACCGCGCCGCTTCTGGCGGTCGGGAACTCGGAGCCCATGTTGGCGGTGCCGTCGTAGATGAAGCCGCGCACGTTGTCGTTCTGATCGACCACGTACACCGTCGGTCGCCAGAAGGCGTTCATGTTGGTGCTCGACTCCAGCGTCTCCAGCGCGAACGTGAGCGTCTGCGCGTTGATCTGGGGGACCTTGCCGACGGGTGGGCTGATGCACCGGCCGAAGAACAGGTTGATGTCCGCCGTGGTCTTCGCCTGGCGGTTGGTGTTGACCTCCGCCGAGCCCGCAACGGGGTGCAGGTCAACGGTCTTGGCTGGCAGCACGTCAGACCCGCCGTCGGTTTTGGCCGAAGACTTCTCGCCGATGCCGAGCGTGCCCTGGTTGACGCTTGAGTTGACGATGTAGAAGCGGGTGGCCATCACCCACCGATGGTGTGCTCAAGCACGGCGGTGACCGTCAGGTCGGTCGCGCCGCCCTGGTCAACGAGCGTCGCGCCGAGCCCCGACCCGTCGCCGATGGTGGTGCTGAACGCGGTGTCCGCCGGTGCCGTGCCGACGTTGATCACCCCGCCGACGTTCGCTCCGTCGAGCTGCATCTGCACGCCGACCGCGCCGGTTGCTGCCATCGCGCGCACGCTGACAAGCCGAACGGTTTGCTGAGGAGCGAGCGGCACGAACAGGCGCGGCAGCGCCCCGGCGATCACGGTCCCGTCAACCGCCCACGTGTGACCTGTACGAAACAGGCCCGTGCCCGGCGGTCCCGCTGGCCCTAACGGTCCGGGGTCGCCCTGGGGACCTTGCGGACCCTTGATGTTGCCGGTCTTGACCCAGACCACCTACTGCCACTCCCAAACGTCTCCCGAATCGGTGTCGAGCGAGATGTCGCCCACGTAGTTGCCGGAGGTCAGCACACCGGTCGGATCGCCAGCCATCGAATGCCAGATGCTGCCTCGCGGCCCGGCTGCCCCGTCCACGCCGGTCACGCCTGCCGGACCCTGGTCGCCTTGCGGTCCCTGGATGCCGGGATCGCCGGGGGGGCCTTGCGGTCCGGCCATCGCCCCGATGTCAGCCCACGCGGTGCCGTCGTACTGGTACAGGTGGCCGTACAGTGGGTCGGCCGAGTTGGCAGGCGAGTAGGTCATCGCTTCGCCCGCACCGAACTGCATCGCAGCGGCGGGGTTGCCCGGCGCGTCCCAGTCGGCTGGGATCAGCCCGTCGGCTGGCAGGTCAGCAGGCGTTTTGGACGCGCCGAACGAGCCCACGATCTGCGTTGACTGCCCGGCCGGACCTTGCGCCCCGTCGAGCCCCTGAGCGCCCTGTGGACCTTGCGGTCCTTGGATGCCCTGCGGTCCCTCCGCGCCGTCTACTCCAGCGGGTCCGTCCGGACCTTGCGGACCCGGTGGCCCTTTGATGTTGCCCGTCTTTACCCAGGCCACTCGATCCTCCTAGTCCAGTTGGTAGACATCGCCAGTATCCAAGTCGAGGTAGTCGTCCCCGGCGTTCGCGCTGGGGAGCTGCGCCATGTCGGGTGGTCCGTGGCCCTGCCACATCTGGTCGCCGGGTGGACCCGGCGCTGACACCGTTGTCTGGTCGGCCCACGCGAAGTCGTAGTCGGCGTTCGAGCGTTTCATCAGCACCTGCCCGGTCGCGCCGCCGCTCGGCCATCCCTGCCCGACTGGACCCTGAGGGCCTTGCTGCCCGTTGGGACCGGGTGGTCCTGGCGGGCCAGAGCCCTGTCGGTAGAGCGCGAGCACGACCGCCTGCTCGTCGTCTACCTGCTCGGTGCCGGTCTGCCACCGGACTGGCAGCTCGATGTAGGTCGTGCCTGTGATCGGATAGCCGGTGATCTGGTAGCGGTGGTAGACCTCGGTGTCGTCGGCGTGCTGCATCAGCAGCAGCGTGCCGGGCGCGACAGACGCGAGCGCTACCGCTGTCGCGTTGTCGCCGGGAGTGGCCCACAGCTTCGTAGCGAGCGTCTGGTCAGCGGTGTCGAAGCTCACCCCTGGGTTTGGGGAGAGCGCAAGCGCGGCACGACTGGTGGCGGTGGCGGGTGCGGCTGTTTGGGCGCTGTACTGGAACGGCATCACGCTCGTTGATGGTCCCGTCGGTCCCGGTGGCCCAGGCGGTCCGGTGGACAGGCTCGCGCTCACGGTCGGGCTTGACACGGACGCCTGGACCGACGGCCCAACGGGAATCTGCACAGTCACCTGCTCGCCGGAAGCGACCACGCTCACTGCGTCACCTGCGCCTCGGTGTAGACCGTGCCCGCGATCAGGGTCAGCGACCGGTCAACCCACTCGCAGTCGTAAACCGCGACCGACGGCAGCGTCGCGCTCACCGTGCCGGGGAGGCTGAGCAGCAGCGTGTCGCCGGTACCGGTCGCGGTGAACTCCCCGAGGATGGGACCGTTGGCCCGCGACCGGATCTGCGCCTCTAGGATCGCGCCGTCGAGCACGGCAGGGGTGCCGTCCGGTTCGGTGACGGTCACGGTGATCGAGAAGTCATCGCCCGCGTACATCCGCAGGTCCACCTGCTCGGGGAGCGCCGAGAGCACCTCCTCGGCGGGCGGCGGCAGCGGCGCTGGTGCTTCGGACAGGTTGCCGAGGACCTGGATCTCCTGGTAGCCGTCGCTCGGGACTCTGGCGATCACGTTGCCGTTGGCGTCGTAGAGCGCGAACTCGGCGTTGTAGATCCCGGTGAGGTCGGTGTCGCCCGCAACCCAGGCGTACTGGACGAGCCCCACGTCCGTGCCGGTCACCGCGTCGCCTTCCTGGAGCACCTCGACGGCCGCTTCCACGACCGGTTCGAGCGTGCGCCGCTGGCGCATCACGAAGTCCACGTGGTCGATCTGTGGGCTGGAGAGGTCGATGGGCGACCCGTCAGCGTTCCGCAGCGTTCCCCGGTAGGCCGGTGTGAGCGCGCCGCGCTTCATAAGCCACGGGCCGGTTAGGCTGACGGCCATGCCCGGATGCTAAGGCGTGGTTGCCCGCTAGCTCCCAGATGGATCGTAGGGGTACGGCTCCCAGGAGAGGTTCGTCATGCTCCACACCCACTGCCCGGCTGGGTCTGGGCCGGTCGGTCCGGTCGGTCCGGTCGGTCCTGTGGGTCCGGTCGGTCCGGCGGGAGGCTGTGCGGCGGCTGGGTTCGCGACGGGCGCGAGGTCCACGTACAGGCGAGGGTTCTCCATGTCCACGTAGAGCGGAAGCTCCAGCCAGACCTGGGATGGATCTGACTGGAGCACGCTCATGGCCGCTGTAGCTTACGCGGCACTCAGGCGGCTGGCACGCCTCGGAGGTAGTAGGTGCCAGCCTTGGTCGTCGGAGTGGCGTAGCGAGGCTGTGGGAGCGTCAGAGCGTCTGTTGCGCCGGGTCGGCCTCGACCGGGGTGATCGACCGCAGGTTCGTGACCTGCGTGACCTTCCCGCCGCCATTGAACTTGTCCATCTCGTGCGCCTTGACCGTCGCGGAGCACGTGTACGTGACGCCCTGGTCCATTCCACCGGCACCCCACCAGATCAGACCGTTGCCGTCCGCGTCGTAGCCCTTGGTCATCCAGCGGGTGCCGTACTGACCCTCGAAGCCCCGGACGAACGTGACGGTGAACCTCAGTCCCTTGATCCGATCCCCGACCTGGCCGATCCACTCGGAGTTCGCGACCATCTCGGCCTCCAGCTTGCGAGCCAGTTCGCGCTGGTACGCACCGATGATCGACGCGATGAACCCGTCGCCCTTCTCGGGCAGATAGTCGCTCTTGGCGTACGTCGTGAGGTTGTGCTCGAACTCGTTCAGTTCGTCGCGCTCAGCGAGGTCGTCCCGGACCCACGTCAGCGCCACGGTCGCAAGCTCAACGTCGGCGGAGATCACCTCGATCCGCAGCTTCGCGTTGCGCTCCAGGTAGTTGTCCTTCGCGCGGTCAGCGGTCGCGCCGTAGTTGCGGGCGAAGTCGCCGTACCCGTCTTTGTTCCACCGGGGTGTCCACCCGATCTCGCGGATGACCGCCGCGACGTTGTTCAGGTAGCTCTGCGTGGGAATCGCGATCCGTCCACCGCCGACGCCGATGTCGCCGAACCCGTCGTCGCCGCTCTCGAAGCCGAGGTCGGCGTACAGGCCGTGGAGCCACTCGGCCCACGCTGCGACCCGCTCGGGGTTGTTTGCGCCGGGGATGTAGTCCTTGACGCAGTTGGTGCCGATCTGCCGCAGTTCGCCGGTCGCGACCTCGTACAGCACGTAGGTCTGCTTGCGCTTGCGGTCCAGCTTGCAGTGGTCGCAGTCGGGGTTGGCGTGCCGGTAGGCGGTCAGGTCGGCTGCTTCGACGGCCTTGGCGGCTTCCTCGCCGATGTGGTTGATCAGTCCGGTGCCGACGGGCGCGCGGCGGATGCCGACGTTTTCGTCGTCGTCGGTGTCGTGGTCGAGCGTGGCGATGAACACGAATCCGGGGAGCATCGGCGTGGGTCCGTCCACGGTGACGTACGTGAAGTCGATGACCTCGTCGTGGCCGTTGATGCCGTCCATGAACCCAACCGCCTGGTAGCTCTCGGGGTTGGTGATGACCATGCGCTTGATCTGGTCCTTCTCGTAGCTCGCGGTCAGCAGGATCGGGTCGGTCCCGAGCTTGACCGCTTTCTTGTTCAGCTTCGCGATCCGCTCGTTCAGCGCGCTCAGCTTCGAGTCAACGACGCGGAACACGCGCCCACCCACGAGGTCGCGCAGGTGCGCAACCTCGACGGCCAGCTTCTCAGCAGCGGCCTGCGCCTTGAGCACGTCGGGGTGCTCGTGGAGGTTGGCGCTCGCGCGTGCCTTGGGCTCCAGGCTCCAGTAGATGTCTTCGTAGAGAGCGGACACTTGGCGCTGCGCTTCGGCGGCGTCCTGCTGGCGCTCGTAAACGGTCTTGAGTGTGGGGGTCATGCTCTGCTCCTCGGTCGATGCGGACACTTGCCCGCACCAACAATACT